TATCACATTGCACCCCAATGTGGCTTACAAAGAAGTGATCCGTAATTGGCAGAACACAGTTGCAATTGATAACGCAACTTGTGATTACACCGATGGTTCATCAGTAACTTTGGGCGAATATGTGTTGACCACAGTTGAAAAGCAAGTAAACTTAACTTTGTGTAAAAACAACTTGCGTACAACATGGGAATCAGCACAAGCGGGATTCAGCGCATTTGAAAAATTACCTGCAACATTTGAAGAATTTTTGTTGGCCCAGGTTGCTGCAGAAGTTGCTCAAGGTGTTGAAGTAGGTATTTGGAAAGGTAGCACATTCTACACAGGTGGAATGGTGAAATACTTGTTGGACAATAGCGCGATTGAAAGACCATTTACGGGTGCAACTACGGGTTCAAATGTTGTTGCTCGTTTGCAAGAAGCATTGGATTACTCACCCGCTGCATTGTATGGCAAAGAAGGTTACCAATACTATGTTGGTCCATCTACCATGAAGGCATACCAGGCGGCGTTATCTGCGGGTAACTACAATTTCCAATTCTATGTTGGAGAGAAGCCAATGAACTTCCAAGGTATTCCAGTAACGATGTGTCCAGGTCTTAACGACTACGATTGTGTATTGGGTCTTAAAAGTGATTTGCACTTTGGAACGGGATTGTTAAGCGATTACAACGAAGTGAAGGTTATCGACATGAGCGATATTGATGGTTCACAGAATGTTCGCACAATCATGCGTTTCACGGGTGGTATCATCGCTACAAACCCAACTCAACAAGTTGTTATCAATGTAACCTAATAATATAGGATAGATATAAACACGGGGTGGGCATAAACACCCACCCCTTTTTTTTAACCAAGATAATAGAAAAGATATGCCAAGTTGTGGAACATTATTAGGAAGATACGAACCATGTAAGCAATATGTGGGTGGAATTAAGGCAGCGTATTTCGTGCCATTTGAATTTGCAAACCGCGTTACCAAAAACGGAACGGGTGTTGTGACTTTGATTGACAACGGAACAACTACAACGCCAATTTCAGCCCCATTTTGGGAATTGAAAGGTTTGTCAACCATCGAAACCACCATCACCGCATCACGCGATAATGGAACATCAATGTATGAAACGATTTTCACATTGTCATTTAAGCCAAGTGGCCTTACCGCCGTTACGGGTGATGTTGACATGGATGCGATTCAGACATTGACAAAAGGAAGATGGCAAATCATCGTTTGGGATAGAAACGACCAATTTTGGTTGTTGGGTGAATCTTTGGGTTGTGATGCCAATGGCGGATCATCTTCATGGGGTGTACAGATGGGTGATGCCCGTTTGAATACCATCACTTTTTCAAGCCAAGAGAAATTACCCCCAGGAATTGTTGATGCCAATTCAGCGGCAAGTATCGCATTGGTGGTTACACCAGTGATGCCCGTTTAAGTATATTTCCAACCACCCCATCAATAGCATTGGTGGGCTACATGATAACCCTCACTATTCGGTGGGGGTTTTTCATTTATAACAAAAAATGAATTTCGCGTTTTATAACTATGCACATCAATAACGCATCCACCAATATCAATTTCACATCCTTTGTGGAATTTACGGGTGTATCAACGATTGAGGTGTGGCACAAGCCCACCAAAACGATGGTGACGGCCACAAGTACCCCAAGCAAGTTATATTCGTTCTACACGATGAATTTGCCATCATTAACCGCCATCAATGCGGTTGCACAAAACACCGATGAGATATTAATTCGTGTATTCAATGCAAATAATTTAGTGTGGGAGTATTTAGGGTATTGGATTGTGGGAACAACCAACATTAACAACACTTGGAAACAATGGGATACAACGGCCCCCGTTTCACCTAATTGGATAACACTATGAGTTTAGAATTTATACAACTACAATCATACACCGCACCATCCATCATTGAGCAAAAGAACAAAGATTGGGTGCAATATGGTGACGATAACAATTATTATCAATACTTGATTGACTTGTATCATGGTTCACCGACCAATAATGCGTGTATTAAAGGCATTGCAGACCAAATTTATGGCAAGGGATTAGAGGTAACAACAACATCGCGCGATTTACCAGGATACATTGAGTTCAAAAGGATGTTTGCGGCGGATGATTTACGCGCGGTAATCATGGATTTGAAGATGTTGGGTCAAGCATCGTTTCAACTTATCAAATCAAAGGATAAGAAAAAGTATGTTCAAGCCAAGCATTTCCCACAACAAACCCTTCGCCCCGCCAAGTGCAACGATAAAGGCGAGATTGAAAAGTATTATTATTACCCCGATTGGGCCAATATCAAGCGTGGCACACAACCCACGGAGATAAGGGCATGGGGTTATGACCAAAATTCAAACGAATGTATACTTACCATCAAACCATATTCAACGGGTTCGTTTTACTTCGCACCCGTGGACTACCAAGGCGGTACGCAATATGCAAACTTGGAGTCGGAGATATCAAATTTCCACATCAACAACATCATGAATGGTCTTGCGCCTTCTATGTTGATAAACTTCAACAATGGGCAACCACCCGCCGAGGTTAAAGATACGGTTGAATCACAAATCAAATCAAAGTTTGGTGGATCGTCAAATGCAGGTCGTTTTATTATCAGTTGGAACGACGGCAAGGATTCAGCGGCGGATATTACACCAGTACAATTAAGTGATGCCCACAACCAATATCAATTCCTTAGTTCGGAATCAATGCAAAAGGTGATGATATCACACCGCGTGGTATCGCCTTTATTATTGGGTATTAAGGACGGAACGGGATTTGGAAATAACGCGGATGAATTAAAGTCGGCATCTATATTGTTTGACAATGTGGTTATTCGCCCATTCCAACGATTGATTATTGATGCAGTTACCAAGGTATTAAACCACAATGGGTATAACCTTAATATGTATTTCAAGACCTTACAACCCCTTGAATTTACGGATTTGACGGGCAATGTAATTGATGATGAAACACGCGAGGAAGAAACGGGCGTATCGTTGTCATTAAAAAAAAAGATTGATTTAGCGGACATGACCATCGCGGATGAAGATTCGTGGTTGGAACATTTGAAATCCCGTGGGGAAATAATTAACAACGAGGTGTGGGAACTCATTGATGTAACGGAAGTTACGGATGCGGATGAGGAATTAAGATTTAACATGGCGTATGAAAACCCCAATAAAAAAAGTGGTGATGATAAAGGGGTTTACAAAATCCGTTATCGGTACGGCCCTAATATCGTGGCCGACAATTCAAGGCAGTTTTGTTCTACAATGGTTCAAGAATCCAAAGGCGGAGTAATTTATCGCCGTGAAGATATTTTGACAATGGGGGATGCGGGTGTGAACGGACAATTTGCACCAAGCGGACAAAGTTCATATTCCATTTGGAAATACAAGGGCGGTGTTAATTGCCACCACAGATGGGAACGATTGACATTCAGACGGAAGCAAATCAAAGGTAAATTTTTACCCAAGCAACCAGGCGAAACGGGTGAGAACCGCGATTTAGAAAATTACAACGAAGTATCAAATAAGAGTGCCAACAATGCGGGGGTTCCATTTTCACCAAGTGGATGGGAAACGGCATCAACACGCCCAATTGATATGCCAAACAAAGGTTCATTAAAAAACAAATAAGAGATGTACGCAAACGATGATGTATTATTAATCACCAAGGAAGACATATTCAAATACACCCAATTGAGTGGGAATTTTGATGTGGACAAGATAACGCCATTTATCAAGATAGCCCAGGATATACAAGTGCAAGAGTTATGCGGTACAAAGTTGTATCGGAAGTTGTTGGATGATGTGCAATCAAACACATTGGCGGGGTATTACCTTTTGTTGGTATCACACTATTTGCAACCTTTGTTGATCCATTACGCGATGAGTGATTTGTTGTTGTTTCATGGGTATGAGGTGACCAATGGTGGTATCGTGCGTAATTCCCCCGAGAATACACAATTACCAAGCAAGGAGGAATTGGACACGATTGTCCAAAGACAAAGAAACATTGCCGAAACTTATAGGAGGCGTTGCGTGGATTATTTATCGTATTTCCCACAGAGATACCCAGAGTACACGGCCAACCAACAAGCGGGTGAATACCCAAATTCAAATCCATCGAAT